ATAAAGGATAAAACATTATGAACGAACAAGTTACAAACATTCTTAACCAAAGCATAACAAAGACGGCAAAGATACAGCAGCTCCTTCTTTTAGGTCTGACCCGCCGCCAGATAGCCGATTTGGTAACAAACGGAAATTACGGTTTCGTGCAGAACGTATACAAGAAAATGCTGGAAGCCGGAAGATTCGGTCAGCAACCGGCCATCGCAGCCTGCCCCGAATTGGACTATACTTTCAACAGACGTTTCGGCATCGAGATAGAGGCATATAACTGCGAAAAGGGAGTTCTTGCCCGTGAACTTCGTGAGGCCGGAATTGCAGTTGCAGTGGAAGGTTACAACCATAACACCCGCGACCATTGGAAGTTGGTTACAGACAGCAGTCTTAGAGGAAACGATACTTTCGAGCTGGTAAGCCCGATACTTGAAGGGGAAGCCGGATTGCAGGAACTTCAGAAAGTATGCTGGGTGCTCGATTATTGCAATGTGAAGGTGAACGACAGCTGCGGCCTTCATATACACATGGACGCTGCAGACTTTACCATTGAAACCTGGCGCAACCTTGCAATAACTTACCGCCGCCTCGAACCGGTAATCGACTCCTTTATGCCGAGTACTCGCCGGAACAACAGATATTGTAAATGCCTTACCGGAATTTCGGAACGCAGCATAACGGAGGCAGAGAACATCATGCAGCTACGTTCAGCCTTCGGAAACGACCGCTACCACAAATTGAACCTTGAGGCTTACGCACGCCACCGCACAGTTGAATTTCGCCAGCATTCGGGTACCACCAATTTCACAAAGATGGAAAATTGGATACGGTTTGCCGCCAACATGATTACCTTTGCAAAACATGGCATGGTGAATTCGGGATGCCCGCTTTCAAATATCCCTTTTTTGACAGCCGACCAAAAAGTTTTTTTCAAATTGAGAACCAAAAAATTAGCATAATATGATGACAACTTACACTTTGCAGGATGGCGGTATAATTGCCGCCTCCTGCCCTGCAGACTTTGTAACCAAACTCCGTGAAAGCAGCCGTTTCGACAGTGAATGTACTGACCAGGAGTATATGTACCATTTCGCCGACCGTTTCCATGACCAGACGGGGCATGTAGTCCGAGCTGATACCCCGGAGCATTTTTTTGAGGATTTGCTTTCCAACGGGTATATAAGCAGTAACCATAATGTTAAATAATTCCCAAAAAGGGAAGATTTTAAAGAAAAAAACTTCTCTGTTTGGGAATTTATATGTACCTTTGTAACAAATAAAAGAAACATGAATATAACGGGTTCTGAAAAATTAGAAAAGTTCTGTAGAAAGCATAACGATGCGCAATCTGCCTTGGAAAAATGGGTGGACGAAGTAACAAAGGCATCCTGGAAAAACCATAATGATTTGAAAAACGACTATTTGTCTGCAGATTATGTAGGAAATAACCGTTATGTATTCAATATCAGAGGCAACAAATATCGTCTCATCGTTTTAGTCGTATTTTTTGCCGGTAATGTTGACATCCGTTTTGTCGGCACTCACGCTGATTATGATTCTATTGATGAGAAAAAAATAAAAACTATATAGGAGGTACGTGTTATGAAAATAAAGACTGATAAAGAATTCCGTACTTATCAAGCGGAAATGGAAGCCATCACTGTTAAAGGTACAGACTTGGGAGATATGGAATTGCTGAGTGAAGAAGAAAAGGAAAGATATATCGTGCTTTCTCAAGCTATCAGTGAATGGGAAGCTGCATATCATCCTCTGCCTGGGAGGGTATCAACCTTGATTACTGATGCCATCCGTAAAAAAATGGAGACAGAAAATATAAAGCAGAAAGAGACAGCCAGGCGTCTCGGTATCTCTGAGTCAAGGGTTAGCGATATACTCAATGGTCGTCGTCCTCTTAATCTCAATATTGTAAAACGGTTACGGGACAATTTCGGTATTCCGGCAGATTTTATATTAGACAATATTTGAGTCGGCATTTCCTATCATAAATAAAGGCTTCCTGCTAATGGAGGCCTTTTTTCATTGAACAAAAATACATTTTCTGCACATGAGAATTTTAACATGTGCAGAAATAGGGTATATTTGCACTTATAGGAAGCCTATCAAGAGTCCTATTATCAGACCCGATAAAAAGCATATCATGATGATGATTGGAACCAGCTGATAGATTTATCCAAAAATAACCTTTTTCTTTTGCCATTCCAAAAACTTTCACCATATTTGCAATGCCAAACTATTGTTGTGTACAACACCGAAAAGCATCCGGTTAGATGCTCAATACGAAATTGGGCTTTTTTTATGTCCATAGGTCTGCATTGCAGATTCATATACGAATTAGTAGAAGTTTACTTACGTGAACGAATACGGCTGTCTTTTTCCCACATTATATGCTCTTCGGGGTTATACAATGATAGTTTGGCGACTCGGGATTAGGCAGCCGTTCTTGCATCCAAAAGGATGTAAGAAAACTTGCCTTTAACAGCCAAACTATCATTGTATATGAAAACATTATCTCAAGGCACTCTCAACGTGCCTGCCTCCGGCATCCCTACCGTGGGCGAATCCGTTAACGCTCTTACCGAGCAAGTCAATAACCTCCAGCGCCGTTACTACCGTGCTTTGGCTCCCGACTGCGAAGTCAAGACCGAAGCAGACCACTGGTACTTCCGCGCCATCCTATGGGCATGTGCCGGGATGGTGTTCCCACCATTGGTTGTGGTCACTGCATTGTGCGTTTATAAGGCAAAGAAGTGCCAGAAAGGAGGTGCCAAATGAACCGTATCAAGTCTATAACACAAAAAGACATTTATGTTCAAGCCGAACGTCTTTGCACAGGAACTGAAACAAGTGAGTATAAATATTGCCTTGCTTATTATGGCAACTTTGTGATGTGTGACATCTCTGCGGAGGATGCCCGTGAAATCATTTCCTGCCTGCAGCATGCGCTTGATGTTAATGAGAAAGGAGGACAAAATGAAAAATAAAGAGCAAGAACAGAAAATTACCGATATCAGTATCCATATAGCATCCTTGTCCGCATCGTTCAAACCAGCTCCAGATGCACGCCATGCCACCCACTGGTTCACTACGGATGAAGTCTACGACGCCATTCGCCGTATTGATCCTGGAGCGCAAATTAGTAAGGAGCAGGTTCATCAAGCCATGCTTGATGCCGGTTATAAATACCAGAACCGTCCTGGTTCATCAGGGCTGGACTTCCGGTGGATGCTCCAAGCGAAAAACTAAATACTACTGTCATATAGGGGGTAATTGTTCGTGATGAATAGTTACCCCTTCGTTTTATGTCCTTTCTGTACCCCCTCCCCTATTCTATCTTCGCTGGAAATAACAGTGAATATGATTACAGACCAGCTTGTCAGAGAACGTTTTGTCCATGATATAATGTCTCAAGGCATCAACCTTATTTATGAGACACAAGAAAAAGTTGTGCGTAGATATCTCAACTCACAGTCCGGTGACCTGGTGGCACATCTGCAGAAACGTCCGTTCACTACCCAGGAATCAGACACGAAACAAGCCTATTATCTGCGTATATTCCCATATCTCCGCTTCCTTGACATCCATTACCGCCGTGGAGCCAGTGACCGTATTTCCCGTCATATTCACCGTAATCTTGCTCTTTATAACCGGGTGGTCTGGGGAGTGCTGTATCATGAGACATTCCCGGAAATAAAGTACGGTTTCACGGAAGAAGTTCGTACCAATATTCGCAAGGAACTGGAGCAGGCACTTCAATACGAAAATACTTCAAATTGGTAACATTATGGCAAAAAAGCATTTATCCGAAGACGAAATCAAACTCATAATCTCAGGTGACAGTTCCAAGCTTCAGGAAGAGCTGCATACACTGACCAAGGAAACCAAGGCTTTGAAAAAGGAAGAGGCCGAACGCCGCAAGGCTATGGTGGAGCTCGAAGCCCAAGGCAAAAAGAACACGAAAGACTATCAGAACCTTGCGAAAGAGTGCAAAGACTATACTGCCAAAATTTCCAAAAACAATGAGAAAATAAGTCTGCTGACCCGTAACTTGAAAGTCAACGATCTCACCATGAGACAGCTCAAGAAAGAAGCTAAGGAGCTTTCCGCTGCTTTGGATGATATGACTGAATCTGCGAATCCGGAAGAATATGCCAAGCTCAATACCCGTCTCAGAGAAGTCCGTGCCCGTATGAACGAGTTACGCAGCGCAGGTAACAACATGAACAATGAGTTCGGCAACAGCGTGAATTGGATGTCCAAGTTAAAAATGGCAGCCAAGGCTTTCATTGCCGTTAAGGTTGTCGGATGGCTTAAGGATGTCCATAACCAGGCATACGAGACACGCAAGGAATTCGCCAAATACGAGGCGGTCCTTCGGAATACTTTCCAGTCGCAGAAGAAGGCCAATGATGCCATGAAGATGCTTCAGCAATTGGCAGCAGACACCCCATCGTCCTTGCAGGAATGGACTGAAGCATATATCAAGTTGGTTAATCGTGGAGTCAAGCCTACCAGCCAGGAGCTTGTCAACATGGGAGACCTTGCCGCTTCCCAAGGAAAGTCCGTCGATCAGCTCATTGAGGCTATACTTGATGCGATGGCCGGGGAGAACGAACGTCTGAAGGAGTTCGGTATCAAGGCTTCCAAATCCGGGGAGACTACAAAGTTCTCTTTCCGAGGAGTGACTACCGAAGTGCGCAATTCTGAGGATGCCATCAAGGATTATCTTCTTTCTCTCGGTCGTGTCGACGGCATTGCCGGTTCCATGGCCGTGCAGATGCAGGAACTTGAAGGAATCCAGTCCAACCTTGGAGACACAATGGATGCCTTTTTCAATAAAGTGGGGAAAAAGCTGGAGCCGTTCTGGAAATCCATGTTGAAGTATGCCAATGGATTCTTCACTAAACTTGGGGAAATGTTCGCCACTTATACGGAAACTTACGAGAACCATTTCGACAAGATGGTGCAGCTTGAGAGCGCATTGCCGGGACTGTTGAACCGATACGAGGAACTGACCGGCAAGTCCTCCCGTTCCGCTGAGGAACAGAAAGAGTTGGCCAGTGTCATAGCCCAGATAAGGAACATGGTACCTGGCGCAGCGACAGCATTCGACCAGTACGGGAATGCCATCGAAATTTCAGGCGAAAAGGTGGAGGAATTCCTTAAGAAACAAAGGGCGCTGCTAAAGTTTGAGAATCAGAAAGCCATCCGGGAAACAACAGAGCAATTGGAAGAATACCGCCAGGCATATAAGAATCTGTTGGAACAGCAGAAACAAGGTGGAAGGACTGTTTTCCAGAGCAACGGCATGTTTGCGGCACCGACAGCATACATCAATACTGAAGCTCTCCCACAGATAGAGCAGGATATAAAAAAGTATGGTGACCTCATTCTGGGTGCCGAAGAGAAATTGAAACAACTGAACGGCCAGACTATTGAAGAAACCGTCAAGAACCAGCAGAAGCTTGCAGAAGCACGCCAGAACTTCAACAAGATGGAGAAGGTTCAGTTGCAAGCCTGGATAAAGAACAACAAGGACGCAGCCGGTGAGTATGTAGAAATAGCCCAGGAAATATACAACAAACGTTTCCCGGCAGAGGACTCTGACGCGACCAGGAAGAAGGCTGAAAAGGCTGCCAAAGAAGCAAAGTCGGCTGCAGAAAAAGAGCAGAAAGCAAAAGTCTCTACGGAGCAGGAAGCCGCCAAGTCTCTTGAAGCATTAAGGGAGGAAGAACTGCAATCCCAACAGAAATGGTATAATGAATCGTTTGCCGCTCTTTCAGCTTTTCTGGCATCAGGAAAAATGAGTAAGGAACAACATGAAATGCTGGTACTCGAACTTGAAAAATCGTATGCGGAAAATAGGCTCATCATAGAACAGTCTTATTATGAGGACGCCATATCCATGGCCATTTCCAATGCAGAAACCAAGGAAAATCTCGTCCGGAAGTCCAATCAACGTGTCATTGATGCGGAGAAGGCGGCGAATGCCAAGCGTGCTTCACTGCAGGAAAAGCTGAATACACTTGTCAAGGACTTCAAATCAGAGTTCAAGGTTACTACAGTTGATGAAGACTATGCCGCGCAACTCAAGGTTCTTGAGGCATCCTACCAGGCGCGTAAGGAAATGGCTGAGAAAAACAATCTTGATACGACAGAATTGGACAGTGCCTACCTTAGAGCTAAGGAACAACTTGAATCCGAACATCAACAACGCATCCAGTCCATCCGTGACCAGTATGGCTTGTCTACACAGCAGGAACGGTTCAATGCGGAACTGGAACAGCTCAGGCTCGCACGTGAACAGCAATTTCTGACTGAAGAACAATATGAGCAAGCCGTCCAGAACCTCAAACGGGACAGTTATAAAAAGCAGTTTGACTATTATTCCAGTCTGTTTTCCGGGGCCATTCAAGCATTGCAGCAAGCGGAAATGGACCAGGTCGATGCAAAATATGATGCGGAAATTGAGGCAGCCCAAGGTAATACGGAAGAAGTGGAACGTCTGGAAAACGAAAAGGCCCAGAGAAAGCTTGATATACAGAAAAAATATGCGGACGTGAATTTTGCAATCAAGGCATCACAAATCATCGCAGATACAGCTGTATCAATCATGAAAGCATATGCTGATTTGGGACCGATTGCGGGTTCCATCGCAGCAGCCCTTATGGGTGTGACCGGAGCCGCACAATTGGCCAGTGCCAAAGCTGAACGGGATAAAATCAAAAATATGACTCTTTCCGGCAGTAATTCCGGCAGTTCCGGTACCGGTGCGCGTATTGCCACCGGCCGTCAGTCCGGAGGCAAGATTGATGTCCGGCGTGCCCAGGATGGGAAACTCTTTCCTGATGCGGATTATGACCCGGATGCACGGGGATTCATAGACCGTCCTACTGTCATTGTAGGTGAAGGCCCTTTCGGGCAATCCAAAGAATGGGTGGCCAGCAATGCTGCAGTAAGCAATCCCACTGTTGCACCAATCCTGGATATACTGGATAAGTCCCAGCAGGCCGGTACCATCCGTACGCTTGACCTTAACCAGGCAATCCGCGCACGAATGGCCGGGTATTCATCCGGCGGGTCCATAGGTACCCCGAAGGCTACGGCTCCGGTACCACCAAACGCACCAGGGAACTCACTGCCTCCAAGACTGATGGAACGCCTGGCCAATGCAATCATCCGCATTGATGAAGAGGGTATCCCTGCATCCGTCACTCTCTCAGAACTTGAACGCAAGCAGGAATTGCGGAACCGTTCGCGTAACATAGCAAAAAAATAGTATCATATTATGAAAATAGTACATATCCCCACCGGCGAGTCCTACCAGCTTTCTCCCGACACATGCCTTGAAGTGGAACGGACGAATCTCTTTTTCAATGAGTACGGTGAGCAGACACTGCCGGTCACATTACCGGACACACCTCTGAACCGTCGTCTGACGGGGAATCCCGAACAGCTGGCGAACCTTGAGCGTCCGTCTACCGATATCGAATGTACCATTACCGACGGGGAATACTTCTGCACCTGCCGCCAGGCCGTATTGGGAGCCCGTCGGAACGAAGGTATCACAACCACCTTCTACATGAATGAGGGAAGTTTCCTGAGCCGCCTCCAGCGTACCCCTTTAACTGATGTGTTCGGTTCGGAAACAGTCCCCGGAGTACAGACTGTCGAGCAGGGTATTGCCTGGTGCTGGAGCTTGCGGACAAACACGGACCCGAACTTTTCCATTTTCCCCGCTATCGTGGAGATGGACGGTGAACGACGGGTACTCAATGCGATGGCAGAAATGGAGGCTGACGGTACGCCATTGAACAATGGGCGTACCGTGACCGGACTGTACAATGCCTGGTCACGTACAGAGCAGGTGGACGGGCGCACCATCAGTCTTACCCCCGGATACTACATCACTCCCTTTATCCGATGCACATACGTTTTACGCCGTGTTTTTGCATATTTCGGATATGAACTGCTGGAGGGTTTCTTTGATAAGACTCCCCCATTCAACGGGATGGTATTCATCAACACCACCATGGACACTCTGGTCAACGGGGATATTCTTCTGGCGCACCTGGTGCCCGACTGCCTCTGTTCGGACCTTATAGACCTTTTCCGCAAGAAGTTCTGTTGTGAGTTTATACCCGATGAAGCCGCGCGGACCGTAGCTGTCCGTTTCTTCAATGAATTGCTGGATGAAAAGCCGCAGGTTGACCTTACATTCTTTATGGACGGACACCCGTCTGTCGAGTATGCCACAAGACGCCAACTGAAGCTCTCTTCAGCCACTTCACTGACCGACTGTAACTCTTTCGACAGTCTGAAGGAATTGAAGGAAAAGTATCCCACCGCCTATTGTAATGCGAGTAACGGCTGTTACTATCGGGATGGACATGCCGTGGGAGATTATTCCGAACTGTTGAGCGAGGGGAATATCCCTTATTTTGCAGATGACGGACTGGAAGAATATGAGGTTACTGTACCTGATTGCCAGCCTTGTCCTGCCACGGCAACCTTCCATACCGAATACGGCACTGACCGTAATGGCAATGCCTATACAGCCTTTACCCTGGAAAGGAGTGCTCTGTATGCCGGAGAAGCAAGGGCACTCAACAGTACCATCGTCATCAGTAACGGTTCCATTGAAGAGGAGGAAAGCGGAGAAGGCGCTACCGAAGGGAACAAGACTGACCGGCACGACCAGAAGCCGGTACTGGCATTCGTGCAGCCCGGTACGGGACCAATGAAAGACGTGTCTGTCGGCACTGTCACCGTGAAGGATTCCTATTCTTTATTGTACAATGCACCCGGTGGAATATACGAAGTTTTTTGGCGGCAGTTCGACCTGCTGCTCCGTCATTCGTTGAATAACGTAAGTGCCCAGTTCCTTCTGCCCTCTACCCTGAAGAGTACGCTCCGTGTACATAGCCCCGTACTGTTTGAAGGAGTGAAGTGCTTCCCAAACAAGGTCGGTTTTACTCTTGGAGGTGGGAACCGTCCTGCTGAATGCACCCTTCTTACTACCAATCTTCAACGTCCGGCTTGCCTGCCGCCAATAATAGATATGGATCGTCCGGAATATTATTGGGAACAGATTGGGACTTCCAGTCCGGTGGATGAGGAGCATTGGAAAGCCGCCGGTTTCACTCCACAGACAACCGTGAAATGTCCCAGCATTTTTCCTCCGGCACCAACGGCCTCACAAGTGGTGCAAGGAGGTACATGGTACGAGCGTGAAGTTTGGTACAGTTACTACCGTTCGGGGCGTGTGGACGGAACCGGCGGCCAATGGTTTTACCGGCATGCGTTCTTTGCCCTGAAGCCATGCAGGTAAGGAAGGCTGGTTGTCCTTTCATACCGGTCATGTGTGGCATAAATTCGCGTATAAAATCAAAAATAGAAATCAAGCATGTCTATCCAGCAACAACCAGATGTACTTTCGCTCTCGATGAACTTAAAACCGATCATCGTACAGTCTACAGCTGAGACCGTAACCTTCACTCTGAAGAAAAACGGTGAAGTGCTACTTTCACAAAGCTACCAGACGGATAAGAACGGCCAAGTGCAGATAGATCTACGCCAGATGGTGCATGAATCACTGCAAACTATTGTTTCAGATGTTGGCATTGTTTATACACAGGCAGATCTTGTTGCCGATTTTTCTGCTCTAATTGACATGGACACCGTCAATTTCCGGGTAGTGCGTGGTGGAGTGGATCGCCTGGCAGACTCAGCCACAAATTTTCTGACACAGAATTTTCTTACCTGGCAACCGAATGTTAAACCGGTTACGTATTATTCTCCGGAGTTCCTGACCTACTATGCTGTGGTTGCCGGTACAGTCAAACTTCGCGCTTACTTTACGGACGAGTCTGGAACTGTTAAATCTCAGACAGATTATACTGTTACAGAGTTGATGCCAGGTATAGCTTATACAATGCCTTTACAATACTCTGTCGTTGCGGGATGGCTGGGGCATAAATTACCTGCATATTATGATGTATGGGTCGAGAATACCTCCGGCCAGCGTCTTACATATATACAGCGTTACTATGCTGAGGATATGCGCTCCGAGCAGGAACAATGGGTACTGTTCGAGAATTCGTTGGGCGGCATAGATACCTTTCGGGCTTACGGTGTCACTACTCTTAATGGGGAGCACACTCATAATATAGCGGAAACTGATGAATGTTTCCAAGAGTATCGTGTGGATACCGAAAGGAAATTTCAAAAGAATACCGGATACTTAAATGATAATGAACGCAAATGGTTGCTTGATTTTTTCCCATCCCAGAACAAATATCTGTATGCAGGTAATTATTTGCGGCAGATAGTCGTAATGGAAAGTAATGTCAGCTTTACGGATCGTGACATACCGAGTAATTATACATTCACATTTAAGTATGCGGATGCCCGTCCTCTACTAAATCTTCCCAGAACTGATCTTCCGGCAGATATTCTTAACATCACTGTTCCCGAAGTCGGTTCTTTTACGGTGCCCCCTCGGCTTGCTGAATTTTCCCGCTTACCACTTTCCGAGGGGGCCTTATTTCCCATACAAAATCCATATTCAGAGGAATGGTCAACTACTAATGTAGCTGCAATTGGGTATTACCTCGCAGACTTTTTATCTCGCATCTTTGGTTCTGGTGGCGGTGTCGGTCATAAACACCGTAACTATGATTTGCTTGAATTGCTTTCATATATTGAAGGTTATCTGCTGGTAAATGGCCAAAAGATAAAAGCTGGTTATGCGGACAAAGCTGGTTCTGTTGAGGGAATGGAGGATATGTTCCTTCGCAAAGACCAGGCTGACGGCACTCCCTTCCCCATAACCTTCGGAGATTGGGTCAAGTTCGGCGAGTTCATCACCGGTATATCCGGAGGTTGTATCGATAAGAATGGCATCCTTGAAATGGAAGAGGGCATTTTCCGCAAGCGTGTGTTTGTTCCGGAGATTGCCTATAACCGTGTGACCTATTTCAAGGGACGTATGTGTGCCTCTCCCGGAGGTGGATGTACGGTCAAGGAATGGAGCGACAACGGTGACGGTAGCTACACCATAACCCCGGATTTGACGGATGCCGACGGTCTGAGCCAGTTTGTCGATGACATTCTGACCACCTACTTCGTCACCAAGTCACCTGAAGGCAAGTTGCAGGGGTTCGAGGAGATGAAGTTCCGGGTGACTTCCGCAGACTATACAGCCAAGACATTCGTCATGACGCCGAAGCCAGGTACTGACTGGAAGCCGGGGGATGCGATGGTACTCGCCCAGACGGGTAACTTTACAGACCCGGAACGGCAGACGTACATCCTGATTGATACGGTTAATGGTAACAACTGCATTACTTTCTTCGACCACGCCAATACCTGGGATGTCGAGTCGGCACAAGAGATGTCGTGGATTGGCAAGAAAAAAGGCCGTACCGTACATGGCATTCCGGCAGACAACTACTCGGCTGTTTTTCGCCACGTCATCATGTCCGGCAAGATATTCCAGGTAGATGACATCACCGGCGAGGCTTTCCGGGTGCCGCTATTCAAGGGGACGTGGAAAAAGGGTGAGAAGTATGCCTATTACGATGAGGTGACGCATAACGGCAGCTCCTGGATATGTGTCAATGAGAAAGGCACGTCTACAGAACCGGCAGACGGCAATGCTGATTGGTTGAAATATGCGGCCAAGGGAGAAAGCGGCAAGGGTATCAAGTCTACCGATGTGGAATACGCGATATCGGTGTCGAATGTCATTGCCCCAGTGGACGGTTGGCAGACTACCTCCCCAGAATGGGAAGCCGGCAAGTATATCTGGTCGCGGACGAAGATTGTCTATTCTGATGGCGAAGTCAAGTACACCCAAGCAGCTTGTATCAGTGGTGGGCAGGGAGCCGACGGCAAGGGCATCAAGTCCATTACCGAAGAATACTACCTTTCCTCTTCATCGGCCACCACAACCGGAGGCAGCTGGCAAACCACCTCCCCGGCATGGAAAAACGGATGGTATATCTGGACCCGGACAAGGATAGTCTTTACTGACGGAACTTTCACTGTCACGAACGCCATCTGTGTGACAGGCAGCAAGGGTGCAGACGGTACAAGCATTACCAATTGCGGTGACTGGCAGACCGGCAAGCATATACCTTACATGGGCATTACCAGGATGGCCGGACGTGTCTTTCTCTGTGTCGCTCCCGGTGGTACAGACAATCCTCCGATGTGGACTCAGACGACCAATGAGGGGAGACGCATCCTG